CATTTAAAGAGATCGATTCAGCAGCAACACCTATAATGTCCCAGCCGGTAGTTACGCCTGCCGATGTGGCCGGAGCAGCAGTAAGCGCGCCAGACGCGCCCACCGCGCCTGTGTGCATACATACTTGACCTTTGGTAATCGCGGACGATGCTTTGACGTATACATACTCGGCCTCGCCCACACGGATTAATACGTTAGTGGTAGCCTGAACGCCCAGCGTCGTGCCGCCGTCCCACGCCACAGTGCCAACCGCTGTCGAAACCGGCGAAGGATCGGCGTTAAACGTCAGCCACGGCACATTATCTTGTTGCAGCGCAGCAAGACTGCCAAGGTCAGGCTGTCGTTGGGTTTCGACGGTCTGACGCAGCGTATCGATTTGCTGCTGTAGCTCACCCGTTTCACTCGAAGATACCAGCCCAACAGTCTGCTCCAGATTGCGTAGCATCTGGTCATAAGACGCAATCAACGACTCAGAACTGGGGCCAAGATCGCCATCGTCAACCGACGCAGCCGTTCGATACAAGCTCAAAAAGAACATGTACCATGCGCGGTCAATCAGCCCGGTGCGCGCGTCAATAAACGGCACACGGGGCGGCGTGATCGGCGTGGGAGTGGCGGATGGGCTAGGCATTGGTCGGGCTGATCAGCAGTTCAGCGCCCATAACCGCTGTTTTTACCGGGTCGGTCATGGACAACTCGTACACCCGGTCGCGCAGCTTCAGCGTCATTCCAAGCCTGCGGAACCACACGCGGCGGTAGAACTCGCCAATTTTGCCAACTTTAGACCAATGCTCGTTAGACCAGGTGTGACCGCCATCGTCCGACCAGCGCAGCATAACCTCTGGATCGTCGCCTTGACCCAGATTCAGGCCAACGCCGGACTCCAGATCAATCTGCATCGCGTGCTGCGCGGTGCGCTTCAGATTGTTTTGCCCCGGCGGCAGCGCGCGCCATGTCCGCAGCCATTTTTGTATCTGGCCGTTGTCGGCGTAGGTGTCCATGTCAAAAGCGTAGATGTTGCCGTTCTCGTAGTCGCCAACAATCACTTTATTGTTAAACGCCATCTGACAGTTGCTGCGGTGGCGGGTAAACGCGCCGTTGCTCCACCCAGCCCGCTCATGCCAGGTTTGCGTGGCAACATCGTAAACCCATGTCGTGTTGGCGCTGGGGAAGATCAGCACATAAAAGCTGTGGCCGTCCTGCTGGTAAGTGTATGCCAGCGCGTCGGACAGGTTGCCATACTGCTGAATGTGCCACTCCACCGCGTGCGTGCTGATGCGCTGACCGGTGTAGCCATTGGCGCGGTAAACCATGCCCTGACCTCGGGCGTCCGCGCCCAGCCAGAACAGCCCGTTGTCCATCTTGGCAATAGAGTATGGCGCCGCGCACCCTATCTCGTTAAACGCGCCTTGGATGCGCTGAAGCGGGAAGTCGGACGCGCCGGTGTCATACCAGACCTCGACGCTGTTGGTGCCGTAAACCCAGACTTCTCGATGGTCAACGATCAGCCCCACTACGCCGTCCGGGCTACCCTCGGCGCTGGCAAAATCAAGCGGGTCTACGCTAGTGCCGTCAAACAGTTGCGTAATCCAGATTTTTTGGCTATCTGGCTCGTTGAAAACAAAGTAGCCGTCCAGATACCCTACAGTCACGGCACCCGGAAAGTCGGGGTCAGTAATGGGCGCGAAAGCATTGGTGTTGTTATTGTAGATGTAACTCGGGCCGTTAGCCGCAATAAACAACTGAATGCCGTTGTCAGCCATGCTAACCGGCCCGGTGCCTGCAATCGTGCCAAGCAACGTGGCGTTGTAATTGGTATCGATCTTGTACAGACTGTTGCCCGATACAACAAACGCGGTGGTAGTGTCGGACGAAAAAGACCATAAACCCCGAATTGGCCCGTAGCCGATGGTGGCAAGGTTGAGCAGCCCCGGACACCGCTGAAGGTAAGCGGCTTCCTTGCCCTCTTGCAGCACTTCGGCAAAAAGGTTAACCATGCGCGCGTCCGCAGCGTTGACGCTGCGAGCCACATAAGTCGAACCTAGGATCGGCGTTTTCATCAGAAATTGTTTGAGTAGATATTATACCGCTGACGAGTCGCCACAATCGGGTACGGAATAGCCATCAGATCGCCCGGATTGTTGACGCGCTTGAGGTTGCGCTTGCTGCTCATTCCAATGCGCTGCACTTGCGGCGACGGCTCAACGCCAAACTCAGGCGCCAGTTCCATTGCCAGGTTGTAACGGAAAGCACGCAAGTAGCCGGGCGGAAAGTAAATGTCCGTGGCAACGCTGGCAACTTCGGTCAGCGTTTCGACAGAGATGATGTGCCACTCCAGCGCCTTGATCGGCACCGGGTAAATGGTCATCGTCATATCAGGAAAAGAATTGTTCACCCACAGCACTTGGGGATACGTTGACGTAACCGTCTTGAATGCGATGCCATCGTATTGTTGTTGGTTGATCAGCTTGACGCCAAACGACAGCCCGGATGATGGGTCTTTAAAGTATGTGGCGTCATCAATCTCAATTGGACGGTTGCCGACAAAATCGCCAGTCGGGCCAATCGTGCGCGTCATTTCGTATGCGGGCCAAGTAAACACCTGATCCTGCGTGCTATACACCGCCAGCCGTTCTGTATCCCACGACTGGATCATCTGATTCATCGCCATGATCGAGTCTTGCATCACGGCGGCTGACGGCTCCTCACCCTCGGCCAACACGCCAATCAGGCGCAACGAACCTTTGATGAGTTCTCCAGCAGTAGCAGAAGTGGTCATTCTGTAGCCTCTCTAGGACGACGACCGCGACGGCGCGGTTGCAGTTCGTTGACTACCGGCCCGTCAGCCAGTTCAGGGTTAGTCGGGTCAAATTCCATCCAGCCATTCTGCCTATCATACTCGGCTTCCATCTCGGAAACGGCTACTTTTGCGCCGTGCGTGGGGTGCTGTAAGTATATGACTGCCATGATTTAAGTAGGGGGCCGAAGCCCCCTTTGGTTAGGCTACAACAGCAAACTGCCATTTTGAACCATCCGATACAAACAGCTTACCGGCGCCAGTCGCGTTGGACGTGGTTCCGATAGAGCCGCTAGGCGCGGTGGTAGTGGTGGAGTTGGCCGTAATTGCGGTAGTCAAAAAATACAACCCAGCAGTCGCGTTAGCGATTACGGGGCCGGTAGTTGCCGTTGACGTAAACGTCCCCGACACAGTTGCAGTGGTCAACGTAGCGCCAGCGACCGTGCCTCCGCTTATTGCAGCGCCGGTAATCGTGGTTCCCGAAACAAGTTCCGGGTCAGAATACGCAACGCCAACAGGTTTAGTGTTAGACATATTGTGTCCTTTTAAAAACGGGGGCCGAAGCCCCCTGTAGGTTAGGCAATGCGATACAACTGCCAGGTGCCGTCGCCGGTCTTACGGCCACGGAACTGAGCAGAAGACAGCTCTTGCACAACAACCACGCCGCCGCCGGTAATAGTCCAGCCAGTACCTGCGACAAGGGTGATGTCGTACGAAGAGTTGCTCGCCAAGTTGATGATCACGAAGTCGACAGTGTTGCCGACGTTCGCGCTGGGCAGCGCGGCTTCCAGCAGCGCGACCGTGGGCAGCGTGTAGCTGGCCGCAGCGGTCGGAGTCGCCAGAATGATGCCGTTCAGCACCTGAGCGGCGGTCAGAGTCGCCGTGTCAGTTGCAGTCACAGGCGCCGAGCCGTAGCCCATAGTGGGCTCGCCAAGGTTGCCATCGCCAAGCTGGTAGCCACCAGCACCATTAGAAATTGCCATGATAGTTTCCTTTTAAAAGAGTTTAGATGAGGGGCCGAAGCCCCCCTATACCGATTAGCCCCAGAGGCGAACGCCCATTTGAGGACGAATCACGCTGTAGCCATACAGCACATCGATACGGCAAGGCATACGGTCGTTGTTGATATCGTACTGACGCACGATACGCATCGAGATACCGTTATGCACCTGACGCGAGGCCATATCGACGCCTTGCGGCATCATCAGGTCGGCGGTAGCGAAAGTAATCGCATCTTTGTGATACACGAGGTTCTGCGGGTATTGAGTAGACGCAGCGCCTACGAACACCACAGCCTTGCTGTTACCCGGCAGGCTGTCCACGGTCGCCAGAGCGTTAGCCGCCGAGTAGATCGGCGCAACGGTCAGCGTGCCAGCGCCCGAACCGTTCAGCGTGACATCTGCCGTCACGACGAACTGGAACAGGGAGCCGGTGGACTCGCGGGTCTGCGGGTTCACAGCGTAGCAGTCCGCCACGGTGAAGACATCGCCGGTCTTGACGGTGGCGCTGGCGCCAGCGCCGGTGATGGCGATAGAAGTCGCGCCTTCCGTGCTTACCGCAGCAGAAGTCGTGCCGCCCGTAGCCGTGCGCGAGCCAACCGTGAACTGCTTGATCGACTGAGACATGTTGATTTCATCGAAACCAAGCACGCCCATACCCATCATGCCGTTCTTGAACTGGCGGCTGATTGTGTCGGTCGGATTGAACAGACCCTTCATGCCTTCCACCAGACCAGCGTTGGCGGCCGGGTTCACGGTCGCGTAGCGCGGGCTCATCACAGCCGCGTTTTCGTTCAGCTTCTGCTGGGCTTGCAGCAGAACCAGCGAGGTGCTGGGCGTCGTGCCGGGGGTGCCGACGGAGTTGCCGATGGACTTGTAGCTGTTAGCCACGTCAGCGTCGATGCTGGAGGCTAGCTGACTGATACGAGGTTTCAGCACACGTTCTGCAAAGTCGTCCAATTGCAAGGTCAATTCGGCAGACGTGAAGTTTACGCCGATGTGCTTCTGGGAAGCAACAGTCAAGGTCGTATACTGCTCGTTGTCGCTCTGCACTTGCAGGGCCGCGCCGTCAGTGACCAGAGCGCGGTCGGGCAGACGGATACGGAGGGTGGAGCCAATCTTTGCACCTTCGACAGCAAAGCTGTCGTCATACTGGCGGTTCACGTTGCGGGTCAAGACAAGATTGTTCTCAAGGATTTCCAGAGCCTTGCGAGTAATCATGTCAATGGTAAGTAGGCTGTTAGCCATTACATTTCCTTTTCAAAAAGTTAGCGGAGTTTGTGTTGAGATTCCCATTTCCGAATCTGCCGTTGGCGCTCGGCTTCTATCCACTCCGATGTCGACAACTCCTTGATGGAGCGCGGATCGGTGGTGTCCAGAACCCTCGCGTTGCCGCCCCGGGGGGTGACAGGCGTAATCGGAGTTGGAGCACTCGACGATTTTTTTACAGGAGGATTGTCGGCCAACTTGGCCTCGATTCTCCCTATTTCTTTTGCTTGCAAAAAGGGCGACAACTTGGCGATGCGATCTGCCTCCTTCGGATTGGAACCAAGGTAATAAGCCACCTCAGGCCCAATCTCAGATGCTTGGATCGTTTCGGCCATCACTTGCGTAATCGGAAGACGCGGGTTGTACGCGACTTGTTCAAAGTCTTCGTACTTGGTGCGAATCTCCTCCTCACGTTCGTGGTAGCTTTCGAGTGTTTCGGCGTGCTGTCTTTCAGCTTCCCGCTTGGCAAGCAACTCGACGGCTTTCCGTTCGGCTAACGCTTCCGCGTAGGCTTCCGGGGACGCAAAGTTTTCTTGCTGCGGTGGCTCGGCTGACAGCGCAGGCGTTGCGGCCTGCTGCTTCTGCGCTCGCTCCCATTTACGTTGCTCTCTTGCAAGTCGTTTGCTGATCATCGCATCGAGTTCAGCCTGGGTAAATTTCTTCTCCTCGGGCGTTTGCTCGGGTTGATTTTCAACTACCTCCGGCGCAGGTTGTGCGTTGTCCGGGGTGGCCGTCACCTCGGGCGCTTGCGCGGTTTCAACTTCCGCTAAGTTTTGAACTTCTTCAGTCATGCTTTAACTCGTAAGAGTCCCCGGTCTGCTGGGCCGGTACAGTTTTTATCTTACACCCAGCGTACCGGGTGTCAAAATAGATTATTGACCTCTACCAATTCGCAAAAACTGAATAGTCTGCGACGTAGCTATTTTATTTTCAATTTCATACCGGCTGTTAGCCGCAGACCAGTAGATGTTGATTGTTCCGGCGTTTCCTGCGGTGATTGAATACAGCCCGGAAGGATCGGAAATTTCAGTCGTGTTGCCATTGGAGCCATTTAGCATGTACAAAGCGGTGCTGTTATTACGAGATGTAATGACAAAAAGTCCAGTGGTGTATTGCGATCCGACACCCATAACAGCATCTGTGTTTAAGGTATATGGTTTGCTACCGAGCGTTGTTTCAAACACCTCGTCGTATGTGCC